AGAACTATGCTATAATTGGTTTTGGAAACCACACCATCCACAACCTTTTCCCCGTCATCCAATTTCTACAAGTCAACGTGAAGTATGTGTGCTGTTCTTCCACGAAAAAGGCAGAACTGATAGGGAAAAAATTCAAGGGCATAATAGGGACAACATCTATAAAGGATATTCTCAATGACGAGACAGTCGCAGGAGTGTTTGTGTCAGCCACACCTGCGTCACATTTTGAAATTGCATCAGAAGTTATAAAATCGGGAAAATCTCTTTTTATAGAAAAACCTCCCTGTATGTGTTTAAAGGAACTAAACAGCCTTATTGACAAGCAAAGGTTATTTGGATTTAACACCACAGTTGTCGGAATGCAAAAAAGACATTCTCCGCTTGTTTCCAGATTAAGAAAGGAAATAAAAGGCAGGAATTTAAATAGTTACAGCCTACGTTACCAAACGGGATTGTACCCCGAAGGCAATGAGATATACGATTTGTTTATACACCCTATCGACTTGGTCGTTTTTCTTTTTGGAGAGGCTAAGATACTGGCGAAGCATAAAGTCAAAAGCACAAAAAAAGGTGGTGTGACCTACCTGCTGATGCTGAAACATGACAATATTATTGGTACTTTGGAATTATCCACACTTTATTCTTGGAAAGATGCTAGTGAAAATGTCAGAGTGAACACGCAGGACGGAACGTATGAAATAGACCAGATGGAGCGGCTGTCATTTGTGCCATCAGTATGTACCATAGGTGGAATACCAATCGAAAAAGTGTTCCCCACCAAATCATCCAACGAGTGTCTTTTATCAAGAAACAACTTCAATCCCATTTTGGGAAACAATCAGATTTACACACAGGGATATTTTAACGAGATAAAGATGTTCGTGGAAATGACGGAAATGAAAAATGGTACAGCAGAAGAATATACGGATTTCATGACGCTGCGTTCCACATACGCTATATTAGAAGAATTAAACAATATAAGATAAAAAGATGAGACATTTATTTACATCGGAGTCCGTTTCACAAGGACATCCCGATAAGATTTCAGACCAGATTTCAGATGCGTTGCTTGACTATTTCCTTGCTTATGACAGAAATGCTCACTGTGCAATAGAAACATTCGTAACGACGGGGCAGGTGGTCATTATGGGTGAAGTGCGTTCCAGTACATACATTGACTTTCAGAATGTTGCCCGCGAAACAATAAACAAGGCTGGTTACACAAAAGCTGAATATCAGTTTGACGGTGATTCATGCGGTATCCTCACGGCTATTCACGAGCAGAGCGATGATATAAACAGAGGCGTTTCCAATAAAGATACGGACGAACAGGGTGCAGGAGACCAAGGTATGATGTTCGGCTATGCTACCAATGAAACCGAAAATTATATGCCAGTTTCTCTTGATTTGGCACATCTCATTATGAGAACACTCTCCGACATACGCAAGGAGGGCAAGGAAATGACTTATTTACGCCCCGATGCAAAAAGTCAGGTAACAATAGAATACACCGAGAACAAAAAACCTCTGCGCATTGACACAATAGTGGTAAGTACTCAGCATGACGATTTTGACGTGGACGACAAGAAGATGCTAGACAAGATTAAGAACGATGTGATTAACATTCTTATGCCTCGTGTCATTTCCCAATGTGATTCCAAAATACAAAAGCTGTTCAACAGTAACATAAAGTATCTTGTAAATCCAACAGGAAAATTTGTTATAGGAGGTCCGCATGGGGATACGGGGCTTACTGGGCGAAAAATAATTGTGGATACATATGGGGGGCGAGGAGCACATGGCGGAGGTGCTTTCTCTGGAAAGGATCCAAGCAAGGTAGATCGCAGTGCTGCTTATATGGCACGATATATTGCCAAAAATATGGTAGCAGCAGGGGTTGCGGACGAAATTCTTGTGCAGCTGGCTTATGCCATCGGTGTGGCTGCTCCTGTCAGCGTATCGGTTGATACATATGGACACAATAATGTCGGAATGTCGGACGGAGAAATTGCACAGAAGATTTTTGAAATGTTCGACCTGCGCCCTAAAGCCATTGAAAGGCAGCTTAAACTAAACCAGCCGATGTACACGGAAACGGCAGCCTATGGTCACATGGGACGGAAAAATGAAGTTGTGAACAAAACATTTACAAGCAGGTATCATGGAACAAAAAACATTCAGGTGGAATTGTTTACATGGGAGAAATTAGACATGGTGGATACGATAAAAGATAGTTTCCGCATAAAATAATTAGGGACGATGATAAGGACTAAGGGACTCTCTGTCATGTTGCTTATTTTGGAATTGCTTTTGGGACTCGTGGAATTTCTTTGTCTCTCCGGGTGTGGAAACGACAGGGAAGAATATGAGTACATCTATTACCCTGAAGGCACTTCATGGAAAGAAATAGTGACAGACCCTTTCCGTCCTTTTTTCTATCAGATTTATCTATATACTGTCAGGGAAGACACCATCATTAAGGGAGACGAATACAGGAAAGTTTATGTAAATGGCAAGAAAAATGCCGTTTTCTACCTCCACGAGCAGGGAAAACAAATTTTTTATTACGACAAGTCCATTCCCAAACCATTACTTGTCTATGATTTTGAATGGAAAATAGGCAAGCCTGTTTCAGCATTTTTGGTTGATGACAGAAGTTTCCATATAATTGATACCATCAGGCAAATCAGCAGAGAAAAGTTGTCGCTTCATCAGGAATACAAATACATAGACACTCCGCTGGGCAGATATGTAAACTCTATAGGATTTGTTGACCAATCGCTCTTTCCGTATTCTATGTCCAAAGCAAGGGAAGGTTTCATTATTAAGACAATATATTTTGAGCGAGGGGAAAATGAGATGTTTAGTAACCATAATTACGACTATTTGTGGCAATAGAATTGTTGCCTTCAAGGAATATGCACGACAGCTAAGAAAAACCTTCTTGTATTTGTCAATCTTATCTACATAGCCATATCCGAAAGTTCACAATCCTCTCTGACCGCATTCCACGGCTAAAAAACATATCCTTTCCGTTCATGGATTGGTAGTATGTAGTCATACCGTAGTTGCACATATAGTCATCTACCAACTACAATGTAATACCTTCTCTTTCACTGTGTTACCTTGTTTTGTAGTAATGTAGTAAGATAACAGTGAAAGAAAAAGGATTGGTACATATTCAGCTATTGACACCCCTGTCATATATGATGATAGGAATGACAGAACTCCTTGGATGCATCAACTCACTGCACACATGCTTTCTGAACAGGTGGGCTTCTACGCTGTCAAGCAAGAAGGAAAGGGCGATAATTGTAGGTAATGGGTAGAGCGGTGCGTAGCCCCTTACCTCCTTATCCGTGACTATTTTCCTTTCGTCTGCGTCCCTTTCTTCTGGATGCAGGACGGATTCTTCGGTTATCGTCCGAAGTCTGCCATTGACTTTTCTCCATGTAACTCCGAAGAACCTTGCAAGCTCGCCCTCGGTCATGGCTAACACCCCCGCCCCCCCGGCGGCAAACACCC